AGTAAGGGGGGACCCGGCAGGGTAGGTGCTACCCCGCCTACCACTGACCCGAATGTCATAGCCCTCAGAGCCCCTCAGCTCGCCCCTAAGCGCACCCATGACAGCGCGCGATCGTCGTCGCAGCAGTACATCATCGACCCCTCCTGAAATGCTTGACGGTCTCCACCTCGCCCCGCTCCACGACATCCGGGACACACCAGCATTCCCTCCCAGCCACATGCACAGGCTCCCCAGGCCAGACCGGAATCAAATGGACGCTCGGCACAACCTCCTCATCGACGACCGGCAGCCCGGTCCGGCCCCATGCTGAACGCGGCTTCGATACGCGCCCGCCCGCCTGCTTCTGCCCCGCCATCACCCGAACGCATCTCGCACAGCGCGGGGCATCAGGGCTCGCCTCGAACCACTTGCCCGTGATGGACCACTTGCGCTTGCTCGGGGACCGGCCACATGCCGCTGCGGGTTCGTCCTCGTCGCGGTGGTGGGCTGATGCGCCTGTTCCGATCCTGAACCAGGTCATCGCATCCGCCTCTCGAACGCGGCCAGCACTTCCTGGCGCAGGTTCTTGGCGTGGTACTCGGTGTTCCAGCTTTTTTCGCAGTACGCCTCAACCTGCTCCAGCATCGCCCTCACCTCGCGATAGCGCCGCACCTCTCGGGCCTGCGCTTCGTCCTCGGCATCCCTCTTGGCCGCCTTCTCCGCGTCTAGATCCACGACCCTCCCTGGCTTCCTGAACGGGTTCCAGCTCATCGCCGCGTCTCCTTCGCAATCGCCATCCAGTCCGCCAGCGCAAGTGTCACCAGCACGTTCTCCGCGACCGGCTCAATCGCGAACACACTCCGACCCACCAGCCGAACGAGGTCCGCCGCCGACATCGTCACGTGAATCGTCCGCGCCCCTGTCACTCGCCAGATCACCACCGGCGTCCGGCCATCAGTGGCTTCACATGCCTGCTTGTACGCGGCGGCGACATCGACCGCGTTCCGGTGCTTGACCTCGACCCAGTACGGCGTCCCCTCCACGTCGGAGCACTCGGCCCCCTTGCGCGTCTGCCTCAGCCCACGAGCGGCATCGGGCCAGAGCGGGCGCAGGAGCTTGACCAGATGGAGCTCGAACTCTGCGCCTTTGCGGCGGCTCATCTTGCTCATGCGGCCCCTTTCAGATACTCCCATGGCACCCAGCCCGGGCTCGGCGGCGCCACCAGCCTTGTCCTCGGCCTCAGTCCGGGCACCGGGAACCGCTCCCTCATGAGCGCGCGCTGATAGGCCAGGTCCAACGCGTTGCGGCACGGGCGGCAAAGGCGGGCTCCGAGCGTGCGGCGTTCGCAGGCTCCGCAGCGCGACCAGATCACGAGCGCCTCCCCGCGATGCGCCAGTAGCGGACTTGGGGCCTCCCGCCGCCCATCTCTCGTTCGGCCCAGCGCCCGTATGGTCGGCCGAACCTCTTCGCCGTCTCGCCGGGATACGGACCTAGCCGGCTAACCACGATGCCGCGCTCCTCCAGCCTGCGCAGAGTGACCATTGCCGATTTCGGCGCTGCCCCCGCGTCGGCCGCGACCTCGTTCGTCGTTAACTCCTGCCCCGCTATGCGCAGCGCCTGAACGATGTCCCTCTGCGCAGGGCTCGTGCCGTCGATGGCGTTGCACTCGCTGCAGCCGGCTAACTTGGGCCCACCGCTGCGCCCGCACTTGACCTCGATGCGCCCACGCCCGCACTCGCACATGGGCTTGGGCTTGGGCTTGCCGCGCTTCCTGCTCGCCATCACGTCCTCCCTGTTGCAGGTGCGACACGAGACGACGCCGGTCGGGCGCACGTACCTATTCGCTTCGTCGAGCAGGTGACCGCGACGGCACAGGCCGACCTCTCTGCACGCCATCATCGGAGCCTCCGCAGTTCGTCTTTGAGCAGCCGGACCGCAGCCGCCTCATCGATGACCCAGTGGTCCGCGAGTCCGAGCGAGAAGAAAACGGATCGGTCCATGGCGTCCGCGTCGCCGACGAGGATGGTTTCCTTCTCGGAGCCGAGGGCGAACCCGAGTTCGACCCCGCTGCCGTATCCGTGCCCGGGTGGCGGCACGAGCAGGATCAGGACGTCGGCCACGATGATTTCGGACAGGCAGGTTCGCGCGGCGTGGAGAGAAAGGTCGGCGGGAAGGTGGTTCGCTTGCCCGATTTCGTCGATACTCTCGACCCAGCTACTCGTGACCTTGATGCCGGCACACCTCAGCGTCTGCATGAAGTGGCGGGCTCGGTCGATCTCGACAGAGGCGGCGGCGACGTAGACGCGGCAGGTCACTGGCGCCTCCTTCCACACGGGCACTCGACGTAAACGCCGGGGTCGTAGTAACTCGGCTCGATCTCGAGCTCGATGACCTCTCTGTGCACGCGGCGTCGTCGGCACCGGTCACACCAGACCGCTGAGTATTCCCGCCCTGTGTACTTGTCCTCGGTCGGACCCGGGCGACAGATGACGACCCTGCCGATGTGCTGGCAGGTCATAGCGCCCCCAGATACGCAACCACCAACCCTCCGGCCACGAGCAACCACAGGAACCGCCTCGTCACCCGCGCCGCTCTCTCGCTGGCGATCCTCTCGACCTCCACCGCGTAGAAGGTGCGGAGGCCGGTCAGGTCCGTGCTCTTGCCCCAGTCGATGCTCACGGCACCACCTCCGCGCAGTTCGTGACGGGAACGCCGGCGCGCTCCGCGATCTCCATACAGCCGCGAGCGCCGCGCGACTCACCGAGCGGGAAAGCGAAGACGCCGACCTCCTCGCCGGCCCCATCGGCGATCCACTTGGCGACGGCGACCATGGCCTCGTTGCGCAGCGGTCCAGCCCGACGACCATCCTTTGCCCAGTCGGCGGGAACGACGAGGACGGGAACGGCGTAGTGGATGGCCCAGTCATGGGCAAGCTGATCGGCCCCTCGCTGACACCCTCCGTGAACCACTATCGTCGGCTGAGCTTTGTCGAGAGCGCTCCAGACTACGCCCCCGTCTACCCAGTTACGGGACCCGGTGACGATAGCGATCACGGCCGCACCACCGGCAGCACGCTGAGTCCCCACCGCCGCGTACTCCTGCAAGCATCGCAGCTAAAGATCTGCTCGTACGCTTTGCCGCTCATGATTTCCGCTCTCCTCTCTATTTCGAATCGGTGCTTCGTTGGTTTGCCGCACGGGTCGCAGAACAGGATTGGGTAGAGGCTCATGACGTCATCTCCTTCTCGCTCTCCTTCACCGCCTCGATCCGCGCCGGGGGCAGCACCCCGAACAGCTGATGGCGGAGGATCCATTCGCGGTACCGGAGCGCTCGCATTCGGTCCCGGGTGGCCCAGCTCGGTCTTTCCTCGTGACCGGTCGCCGCGCTGGCTCGGATGCGGACCTCGAGGTGCTCGATGGCGCGCAGGAGTCTGCGAAGGCGCCAGCGCCGGACCCAGCGGCGCAGCATCACGACCCCCTCCCTGTCGCCGACTTCGGCCGATACGCGAAAAGTGGGCATTTTGGGGCCGTGCAAGCCTCTACTTGCTGCCTCCAGGTACCTGGGGTACCCCGGTCGTAGATGCAGGCCTTACAGAAGGCGTCGATGGCCTTTTTTCGGCTCATCTCAGTCCTCCTCTGAGTACGAGACGAAGGGTCCGCGGTGAAAGACGCGCTCGGGAACACCTCCCAGTCTGCTCTCCGCGCGCTCCGGTTGCGGGCCTGTCTCCGGCTCGCCGTGCTTCTCGCGCAGGGACTGGAGCTCGGCGAGGGCGGTGACGAGCCGGAGCCGGGTCGAGAGATGCTCCGACTTCTCGGTGTCGAGCTTGTGCGCGTACAGCTCCGTGTCCAGCTTCGCCGACTGCCACTCGCCTTGCAGCAACGTACGGTCACCCCTCAGCACCTGCGCCTCCTGCTCCAGCGTCTTGACCAGACACCGGAGCCGCTCGAACTCGGTGACTTCGGCTTCGGGGGCGGGCTCCTTGGCGCGCGCCTCCCCGGACAACTCGCAGTTGCGATTCGGGCACTCGATGAATCCGCCGGCCATCTGCCAGAGATCCAGGCCACACCCGCTGCACTTCGGCTTGAGCCCCGGCCACGCGCGGTCCGCGATGTGGACGGTGTCGGCGATGTACCGGGATGCGTCGATGGCCCCGTCCACCATCAGGGTCCCGTACCTGACCGCATCCGGGGACGCACCCATGGGCAGGTGCCATTTCTCGACGGTGGACAGGCGGTACCCGTCCGGGCTCGGCTCGGGGTCGTGCTCGGGTTGGCCGGCGGTGGTGTAGTCGCAGCTCCTCATGACGCACTCACGCAACCCGGTCGATCGCGTGACCAGCCACCCGCAGCGGCACTGTGGGCAATCCTTGTAGTTGCTCTCGCTCATGTCTTGCTCCCTCCCTCGGTCTCGTTGTTGATCTCGGTGATTCGCTCGCCCCGCCACGTGCCGGGCATCGAAATCGGCTCGGTCTCGGTCCCGTCCTCGAGCACGCACCGGCACAAGGTCCAGGTGCCGTACTTGTTCTGGCCGGTCACGCGGACGGTGACGGGCAGGATGGCCAGGCGGATGTGGGTGCCGGGTTGGGCCTCGGACAGGGTCATCGCGCGAACCTCCTGGGCAACGGCTGCTCCCAGCCTGTGCTCGTGCGGAACACCCACCAGCGCTGATTTCCGCTGTCGAGCTCGAGGCCATCGACCCACCAGGGCATCGACCTGGCTCGGGCGATGGCTTCGGCGCGGGTCTCGGTGCGGGCGCGGGACCGGCGGAGGCGGCCGATGATGGGGCTCATGACTTGCCCCCGAACGAGGACTCGGCGTCGATGACGTTGTCGGGCTCGTCGGTGTCGTCAACCTCGGGCGCTGCGTTCAGCTGCGGCATTACCCCGGACAGCAGCTCACCAGCTGCGACGGCTCGGCTGTGGCGCTTGCCCACCTCGAGTTGCGCGTGCTCATGCCGGTCGATGAGCCCTCGCGGCGCGAACCTACCCATCTGCGCGATCGATTGGCTGCGCTCGCGGATGGAGCGATAGGCGTCGATGAACCGGGCGCGGCTGCTGGCCGGATTGTCGCTCAGGCACAGGTTGCGCCAGCCGATGACGTCCACGGCTTCGGCGATTTCGCGGATGTCGAACGTCGGGGTGCGGTACGAGCCAACGCGAGAGATTGCGCGACGGACCTCGCCCCACGCCTCCTCGCCGGACGGGATCGCCGACATCGACTCCTCCGCGACCTCGGCCCGGATCTCGGCGATGGTCGGGAAGAACTTCGAGGTCGCGATTAGGCGCTGGGTTGCGGCCCGGGCCTCGTCGTAATCCAGATCGGCGAGCATATGCGAGTACGCCTTGACGGTCGCCTCGTCGATCTCCTGGCGCGGGTAGGACGCTCGCAGGATCGAGAGCAGTCGCTTGATGTCGGCGTTGGTCACTTTTTCTCCTTGTCGGCGTCTTCGGCTTCAGCCATGGCCCAAAGCTCCTCGGCTGTGTAACCGCGGTTGTTGCTACTCCCCTTCGGCTTCGGGATCGGCTGGTCCTCGTCCTCCCAGCACCGCCCGCGGACGTAGGTGGTGAAGTGCGGGATGAACGCCCGCTCCTGGTCCTTGGCGGGGACGTGCCTCCACGCCAGCTCGAGCCCGGTCATCTTCGCGAGCGCGGCGCTGTAGTCGCCCTGGGTCTGGATCTCGGACTCGGCTGCTTCGAGCCCGCGCTTCCGGTTGCGCTTGCGGGGGTACAGGTCGTAGAGCTTCGCGAGGTCGAACCGGGGAACGCACACGTCGGGGACGAGCAGTTGTGCGCCGCCCGGCGCACATATCTCCTGCTCCCTGCTACCTGCTACCTGCTCCCTGCTACCTGCTACCTGTATTTGCGAAAGGGCAGCGAAAGACTCTGCGAAAGCAGCCTCAAAGGCTTTGCCCAAGGCTTTCGCAAAGGCTTTAAGCTCTCGCCAGACCTCGACTTTTAGCTCGCAGTCAGGTACCCGATCCCACCCCTTCGCCCACCCCTTGATGCGGTTCGGGTTGGTGGGCTTGGTGCTCTTGCGCGCGGTCCCATCACGGTGCCTCAGTGCTCTCGGCAGCCAGATGAGTCCGGCCTTCGTGTCGGCTTTCGCTAAACCTTCCGACAAGACTTCGGCAAAGGCTTTCGCAAAGGCTTTCGCGTCCCATCGGAGGTCGTCCGCAAGCACCGCTGGGCGCGCGATTATGACGCCCGGTATCTTGGTCGTCCTCCGCCCGGTCAGGAGATAGAGCCAGAGCGCTTGGCCGCCGGGCTCGAGGGGGGTCAGCTCACGGAAAGCGAGGTCGTCCCACATCTCGACCTCGACGGTCTTGTAGACGCGATGCTCTCGGCTCACCGCACCCTCCAAATCAGCCCGGCATCGGCAAACGCCGTGAGGAAACACTCCGGCCGCCACCCGTGGTAAACGAACGCGCTCGGGAACGGAGCCCCGGCTGGAGCTCCACGGAACGAAATGCGCCCGCGCCAGAAACAGATCGTGGCAGCCCGCTCGGCCAGCTTGCGGAATGCCTTCGAGTCCGTGCGCGACGGGACCAGCGTGATGATCTCGCAGTCAACCGAGGACTCGCGGTCGATCTTCTCGGCCCAGTTGAGCGGCCCGCGCCCCCTCGTGTACGGCGGGTTGCAGAACACGAGCCCGCCCGCCGCCATCTCGTGCCACGGCGCCTGGAGCCCGTCCGGCTCGTCCTCGGCCGTGATCCAGCGGACGGCCCCGGTCGGGTTGTCGGGCTCGGTGCAGGGGTCGAGCGCGATGGGGGCGATGGCTCGAACGCGGTCCAGGACGTGATCTGGGGTTTGCCACGTGGACTTGTCGCTGGAGAAGTGGACGCTGGTCACGCGGCCACCTCTTGCGCTAGGATCGGGGGATGCGGATCTGGGCTTGGGTGGCGCTGTCGGCTCTCCTGGCAGGGGTCGCCGGCGGGACCGGCTACTCGCTCGGCCATGTACGGGCCGAGGAGGCCGGCTGGGAGGCCGGCGAGGAGCGCGACCGAGTCCGAGCCCGCGCCCCGGATTACATCTGGGTGGAACTCGACGGGGAGCGTGTGCCCGCTCGCTGCCGGGACCTCGATGGGATCCGGATCTCGCCCCGGAAGTGGCCTGAGTTCCGGTAGCCCCCTCATCCCTCCACCCCCGCCCGCTCAAGCAGCAGCCGCCCGACGTCCCCTTGAGTGCGCAGAACGGCCTTGAGCGCCGCCAGGTCCTCCTCGGGGCTCCTCGGCGCTCGCTCGAAGCGGCCCCCGCTCAGCCGCGCGAACCACTCGGCCACGCGCGGCGAGTGGACGGCGAAGTAGACCAGGTGCCGGGCCTTGATGTGGCACCGGTCCCGGTCCGCGAGCATGTTGTCGAGGACGGTCCGGCTGACGTCGAGGTCGTAGGCAACCTCCTTGCGTCCGATGCGGTCGGCCTCCTGCCGGACGATCCCCAGCAGTTCCGGCCAGCGTTCCTCGCTCAGATAGGGGAAGGGGAACGCGAGGCGCACTTGCTCAGTCATTTCGGCCGCCTGTCTCTGCTTGTGATTCGCAAGCGGCGCTAGGCGCCGGCCTGTGGATAAGGTGATTCCTCGATGCCACGGAGCCCACGACATCCATCGCCGCTAGCTGGCCTTCCGGCGCTTCTTGGTCCGCGGCAGGCGCCCGAACAGGAGCTCTTTCCGCGAGATCCCAAGGGCTCTCGCGATCGCCTCCTCGTTGTCGGTCCGGGGTGCGTAAACACCCGTTTCCCACTGGGAGACTGCCTGCGGGGTAACCTCAGCCAGCTCAGCCAGCTCTACTTGAGTCATTCCGCAGTCTTCGCGGAAGCGACGGATACGGAGACCTAGAGCCATGGATCTATCGGTACCGAACCGCGGCTCAATAGTCAAGTCTAACTTGGAGAATCATCAATCCCGACTCGGCGCCAAACAGGCTAAATTCAAGCCACGCTTGATGCGCAAGAAGCTCGACATCACCAAGTTTCCGCCGGGGTACGAGTTCCTCGTAACGGACCGCGCGGTTCACCTGATCAGGGAAAAGAAGGACCAGGAGAACTGGGGCAACGAGGAGTTGGCACGCCGCGGCAAGAAGGCAAGCCGGGGGCGGATGCCGATGACCGGCCAGTCCGTCAAGGAAGTAATCCAGGCGGGGCCTGGGCGCAGGAGGAAGAGTAAGCTTATCCCCTACCTCCTGCTCGCTGCCGACGTCGAGCTGACGCTCGACCTGGTCCTACCCGTGGCCGACGGCGAGACCGCCGTGATCGTGGACCAGATGGAAGCGCGGGTCCTCGAGGTGCTCCGCGCCGAGCCCGAGATCTACGCGGTATTTGCTGCCGTTTCGAGACGCCTCAGCTCTCGCCTAGAAGAGCCCGAGCCCTAGCAGCCACGCCCGCAAGTTCGGCTGTCCCACGAGCGGCCCTCGGTTGCGGCCATCCCTCCGCAGCCATTATGGCGCGCTCGATGTCCTCGATCGCCTGCTCGGCCTCCCTCCTGGCCGTGGCGAGGTCGGCGATGCGCCCGCCCTTCGTCCGCCAGCCTTTGTGGGCCTCCGAGATATGTGCCACCGCGCTGAGCAGTCGCTCAAGCGCCCTCCATTCTGGACCACTCTGATTCCACCTCATGTCGTCTTTGGATGATGCTCTGGGTAGCTCCGGAGTGCCACAGGGGAGAGGCCCCGAATAAAATCCAAGTTTGACTTGACGTGCGTCAAGCCAGGCTTTAACCTCGGACCATGCAGTCCTTACTCGCCGAGCGCCGCCAACTCATCCGCCTCTTGCGCCTGGCCGAGGACCGGGTCGAGCGCGAGCTCCTCTGGCACTCCATCATCCAGCTCGACGCCAAGGCCGGACTCGACGAGGACCGGCACCTGGCCGAGTTCGTGGCGGGGGCCGAGCGATGATCGAGCACGGCCACATCGACAGTCCTATCCGGATCGCCATCGCCCGCGCCGATCACTACGCCGCCCATCGCGCTGTCACCGCTGACGCTGATGCCTTTGTCGCCGGCACCGTCGATCGCTACGTGTGGCCCTCCGAGCCCGAGTGGGACGAGCCCGGGATGCGACTGGTGGGCGGTCGGTGCCCGGCGTGCGGTAGTGACCTCGCCATCGAGGTGGCCGAGGACCATCCGCTGGTTGCGGAGCTGAGCCGGCCACGAAAGAAGAGGGGTTCGAGATGAAGTTCACCCCCGAGATGCCTCTGAATTTTTCGCGGATCAAATACGCCGACACCAGCCCCAAGCACTTCAAGGCCGCGTGCCTCAGCCAGCTCCAGCGCGACACCCTGGGCATGCGCAAGGGCTCGGTCGGCCACTGCCTCACCCTGGAACCGGATCGGTTCAAGGAGCGGTACATCGTCTGGGAGCACGGCGACCGGCGCGCGAAGGGCTACAAAGCGTTCGCGGCCGAGGCTGCGGCTAACGGGCTCGTCGTCCTGACCAAGCCCGAGTTCGAGGCCGCCCGCGAGATGGCCGCCGCGATCAACACGGACCCAATCGCCGCCGCGCTGCTCTCGGACCCGAATGCGATCGTCGAGCAGCGTTTGTTCTGGACCGACAAGGAGACCGGGCTCGCCCTCGCCGGCACGCCCGACTACGTCTCAGTCCGCGACAACGTTCTGCCTGACATCAAGACTACGGCCCTGGCCGAGGTGCCATGGGAGAAGTACGCCGGTCGCCAGAACCTGCACTGCCAGATCGCCATGTACATCGACAGCTGCCGGGCGAACGGGATCGATATCAACGACGAGGCCGGCCACTGGATCGTCCCGGAGTCGTCCCAGCCCCATGACGTTGTCTGCTACCACGTGCCGAGCGATGTCGTAGAGGAAGGACGGCGCCGGTACCAGAGCTGGCTCGTCCGGGTCGCCGAGTGCATCGAGTCCGGCGAGTGGCCGGGCCGGGCCGGGGACGTGCGCGAGTACAACCTGCCCCTGTGGCGGTATCTCGATCGCGAGGAGCCCGTGACGCTCACCATCGGTGGCGAGGAGATGACGATCTGATGCCCCACTGGAGACTGCTGATCCCGACCCGGTACGTGTCCTTCGCCGACCTTCGCGGCCGGGACGTTGTTGCGACCATCGAGTCCGTTTCGCGCGAGGAGATGGTCGAGAAGGACAAGAAGACGAAGAAGACCCGGAAGGTCAAGCGGGCCGTGGTCAGGTTCGTCGGCGAGGAGAAAGGCATGGTCCTGAAAGCCACCAACGCCGGAACGATCGTGGACCTGTACGGGACCGAGACCGAAAACTGGATCGGGAAGCAGATCACCCTGTTCCCGACCACGTGTTCCGCATTCGGGAAATCTGGCGTCGAGTGCGTTCGGATCCGGCCCGAGGTCCCGCCGCCGCCCAAGTCCCGCAACCAGCAGGCGGACGAGCCCATAGACGGAGCCAACCAGTGATCGACCTCAGTGCCCAAGACCGAGCCATCGCCGCCATCCGCGTCGAGCGAATGCGCCAGGAGCGTCTCAAGGCCGCCGGCAAGTTCGCCGCGACGCCCGCCGACGACATCCCGGACACGGACCGGCTGCCGATGCTTGTCGAGGAAGTGGGCGAGGTGGCGAGGGCTCTGTGCGACGGGACGAATCTGAGGGAGGAACTGGTCCAGGTCGCGGCGGTGGCTCTGGCCTGGGTCGAGGCGCTGGAGAAGATGGAGTCCGACTCATGACCCCCCTCGAAAAGCTCCGGCACCTGCGCTCGCTCGCGGCCATGGCGACCCCGAGGCCGTGGAAGGTCCGGCGCGAAGCCACTGACGGCTTCATCGACTACCAGATCCACGACGGAACCGGCGGACACCTCGCGGCGTGTTCGGAGCTAGCCAACGATCTCGCCCGCGCTGATGCGAGGTACATCGCCGCCGCCGCGAACCTGCTGCCCGCGCTGGTCGAGTTCGCGGAGGGGATTCGCCACGTCTACGACACCTGCCCCGGCGAAAGCCGCGGGATGGTCATGGTGAGGATGTCGGACGCCCTTGCCGCCCTCGAGCGCGCCCTGGAGGCCGACCATGTCTGAGCGCGCTGGGCCACGGGTCTACGCCGAGATCGTCTACGAGTGCCGCGGCTGCTGCCACCTGCGAACGGTGACGCGGCGCGAGCACTTCGGAGACCACGCTATTGACCCGGAGGATCCGATCTCGCTGTGCGCCGCGCCCTCGATCGTGAGCAAGTACAGCTTCCCGCAGGCGCTCTGGGATGGCTACAACCCGAGGGCGCCCGAGTGGTGCCCGTACCGGAGGACCGACGATGGCTGAGTCGCGCTACGTGTATCTCGGCGCCAAGATGACCCGCCCCGAGCTAGTCGGCGCCGGCTGCGACCCGGTGCGGCGCCCCGATGGCAAGTGCATCGTCGGCCGCAACGCCACCCAGTTCGTCCGCTTCGAGGACGGGGAGGAAGTGGTCGTCATGCGGCGCCGGCTGCGGCTGAGGAGCAAGCTCGATGCCCGATGAACTGCACCCGACAACCGGAGCCATCAACCCCGACTGCGAGCGGGCGGACTGGTGGCGCGAGGCATTCGGCGGCCTCGAGGTCCCGCTCGTATCGCCCGTGGCGCAGCTGTGGCTGGTCCCTGGCGTCGACGGCGTCGAGGGGGAACATCTCGTCTACCAGGTCGACGTGAGCAAGCTCGGCGGCGACCAGATCGATCGAGTGGCCCGCGTGGTCGCCGCTCAGTTCGACCTCGACGTGGCCTCGGTACGTGCGGACATCGAACGTGAGGGGATTCCGATCCTGGCCGAGGACGTCGTGGTTTCGTTTGACGCGAGGTGGCTCTAATGGCCGGCGAGTCGCGCTGCAAGAAGTGCCGCGAGCTGATCGTCTGGGCGACGACGGCGGCCGGCAAAAACATCCCGCTTGACCCGGTGCCGGTCCTCGGCGGCAACCTCGAGAAGGACCACGACGAGGTCCGCTACGTCACGCCCGACCCCGAGGTCCGGCGCTACGTCTCCCACTTTTCGACGTGCCCGGCGGCGGCGAGCTTCCGGCGATCGCGAGGACGGAAGTGAGCGCCCGCATCCCCACGCCCGAGGAGCGGCGCGAGTTGGCGCGGCTGCTAGATGCCGCCACCGAGCGGCCGTGGTCGTGGGAGCAAATTGGCGAGAAGGTGAATGGCTACGTCATCGGCGTCGCTTTTACCGAGGATGGCGAACCGATAGCCGGGCGAGTTCAAGAGCCGGACTTTGTGGTGGATGGGATACTAGTCGGCGAACACGAAGCCGCGACATGCAACTACGACGACCCGGGGCTGATCGTCACAGCCGTGAACGCCCTCCCCGGCCTCCTCGCCGCCCTCGATCTGGCTGAGCGAGCGCTGATCGAAGTCGTGGCAGACGGCGAGCGTCGAGACCATTACGACACCTGTTCCCGCGCGCTGAGCGAGGCGAACGACTGCGATTGTGGACTGGGGATCGCTCGCACCGCACTCTTCGGGCTCCGCGGGGAGGGCGGGTCGTGAGCGGCCTCTTTCTCGGCACGTGGTGTTTCGACTGCGGCCCGGACGTTGGCGTGGACGAGGACGGGTGCTGTGTGACGTGCGGCGACGGTGCCCTGGGAGACGGCGCGGATGAGGCGCACCGGATCAGAGCCGAGCGCGACCGGCTCCGGGCGGCGCTGGAGGAGATCGCGAACCTACCGGCCCGGTACTTTCCCAATGCCGTAGAGATCGCCAAGTCCGCCCTCGCCGACGACCGTGCAACCGGGGAGGAGTCATGAAGCTGTACGAGGACGCCCGGCTACCGAAGCGTTTCTGGGACAAGGTGAGGATCGATCCCGGGTCGGGGTGTTGGCTTTGGACGGCGTGCGAGAGAGGCAAGGGGTACGGCAGCTTCTGGTTCGGCGGCAAAATGAACCAGGCCCACCGGGTCGCCCGCGAGGTGCTCGTCGGCGAGATCCCACGGGGATTGCAGACCGATCATCTCTGCCGCGTTCGGCGCTGCGTCAACCCCGAGCACCTCGAGCCGGTCACCTCCAGAGAGAATACGCTCAGGGGCGACACGGCCCCGGCGGCTAATGTCGCCAAGACCCACTGTCCCCAGGGCCACCCGTATGACGAAGGCAACACGTACGTGGCCAGGGGCGGCGACAGGAAATGCCGGAGATGCGATCGGGATCGCAGGCGGGCCTATAGACAAAGGGCGCGACAGGAGGGGGAGTCATCGTGATGTCTTGCAGGAGGTGCTCCGAACCAGCCGCCGTCCAGCTGCCGAGGGGTGAGCGGCTCTGTTCCGGGTGCGCAGTAGGGCGGATTCGGCTGCTGGCGGCTCAGCGCGACGAGGCCCGGGCCGCGCACAATGAAGTCGCCACCAGGCTCGAGACCTGCCTCGGCGAACTCCGAGAGGCCCGGGCCGAGGTGGAGCGGCTGCGACGGGACCTCGACGCGTGCAAGGCGGTGCTCGGGTTCATCGCCAGCCACGCCCCCGACCCGGAGCCCGGCGAGTGACCCGGGACCTCGACCGCGAGCTGGCCCGGCGGCTGGGGCCAGAGGAGATCCTCACCGTCACCCAGGCCGCTCGTTTCCTAGGGGTTGCGCGCCGATCCCTGTACGAAGCCATCGGCCGCCTCGAGGTTCCGCACCGAAGGATCGGCCGCCGCATTGTTCTTTCCCGCGCCGCCCTCGTACGATGGCTGGACTCGTGCGAGGCGCCGGCCAGGAATGGAGCCTGATGGCTGCCTACAAGGACGACACCGGCCGATGGCGTTACCGGAGGCGGATTCGTTTACCTAATGGGAAGCGGACCCGCATCAAAGGGACGCCGGAGACCAACACCCGAGCCGCGGCAGAGGCGGCCGAGCGGGACCGCATCTGGAGATTGCAGAACCCGCTGGCCTTTGCCGACGCCACACCAAAGGAGGTACCGACACTCAGAGAATACACCGACCAATTCCTCAACGGCTACGCCGCCGATCACAAGGAGCGGAGCCGCGAGGAGAAACGACGCATCCTCGACACGTACATCCTGGAAGAACTCGGCGAGCTCCGGCTCAGCGAGATCACCCAGGCGACCATCGACACCCTCAGGGCCGACCTACTCCGGGGCCGAACGACGAAGACCGCGGCGAACGTGCTCGCGGTCCTGTCCTCGATCATGAAGTACGCGGCACAGAACGGGCTCATCAGCGTGGCCGGCTTCCGGTTCACGGTGAAGTCCGACGAGGGGGCCGAGGTTGAAGCCGTGCCCGCGGTGGACATCGGCAAGCTGATCGCAGCGACGCCAGACCACCGTTACCGGGTGATGATCCTGCTCGCCGCCGAAGCCGGGCTCAGGGCCGGAGAGATCCGCGCCCTGGAGTGGGCCGACATCGACGGCGAGCTGCTCAACATCCGGCGCGCCCTCGACACCCGGAACCGCCCGACATCGACCAAGAGCCGGCGCCATCGCCGGGTGCCCGTCAGCCACGAGCTCGCGGGCGCCCTCGATCGGCATCGGCAGACCGGACCGACCGTGGTCACCAAGTTGCGGTCACCGGGCCCGCTCACCTACTGGGCGATGCGGGATGGGATCCTCTCGGTGTACGACGCCGCGGGGGTCCGGGTGCCGTCGATGCCCTGGCACGCGCTCCGTCACAGCTACGGGACCGCCCTCGCTCGCGCGGGTGTCCCGGTAGAGGTGATCCGCAAGGCGATGGGTCACGCCTCCATTGCGACGACCCTTCGCTACTTCCACACCGACGATGACGACCTCATCGCCGCCGCCCGTTCGACGTTTGGGCCCACACTGGGCCCGAGCTCGGATCTGGCATGAGAAAAACCCGCGAAACCGGAATGGTCTCGCGGGCTTCCTGTTGCGACCCCAACGGGATTTGAAGACGTAAAGCAACCCTAACAGGGCCGGCGCCTTGCACGAGTTTCGCGCCGTTAGGGGAGCGTCCAATGGCATCTGGTTGCACCGGATGTCCTGCAAGTGGGCCCGAAAGGCCCGGGGTGACCTCCCATGTCTGATGAAGTTTGGAAACCAGTGCCGGATCTGCCCGGCGTGGAGGCGAGCAGCCGAGGGCGGATCCGCATCGACGGAACCGTCCGTCGATCCTCGTCGAGTAATGGCTACCTCCGCGTCCAGCCCAAGATCGACGGGAAGAAGCGGTGCCTCTACGTTCACCAGCTCGTCCTGGCGGCCTTCGTGGGCCCGCGGCCTCCCGGCCTCGTCTCGCGTCACCTGGACGACAATCCGCTCGACAACCGCCCGGAGAACCTCGCCTACGGGACCCAGGCACAGAACATGGCTGACCGTGACAAGCATGGCAACGGCCCTACCGGCGCGCGCAACGGCCGCTCTAAGCTGACCCCGGCGTTAGTCCGACTCGTCCGTCTAGCCCGAAAGGGGGGTGCCTCGTTTCAGGCCATCGCCGACGCGGTCAACATGAACTCGACGACCATCCAGGACATCTGCAAGGGCCGCCTATGGAAGGATGTGGCGTGACACGCGGATTTTCAGTCCCCGTGCTGCGCTCGCTAAAGGGAGGGAAATCGAATGGATAAGAAACGAACCGAGACCGATGGGACGCCGATGGGACGAGGAGGTAAGGGATGAGTCCAGAGACAAAGGTTGATGCAGTGATCGAGATGCTGGCGGAGTTGGTCCGGCTTCAAGCGCCAAACCGCGTACTCCACGAGATCGGGGTGTGGCTGGCAACGCTCAGCGACGAGAGCGAGGCCCAGGATGGATAGGGACATGCGCGCCCGCATCGAGGCCATCGTTCGGCCCATCCTGTGGGAACACATCGACCCCCTCAGCTGCGAGGTGGACGAGCAGATCGCGCTCGTGGACGCCGCGGTGGAGTGCTACGGGGCCGGAGACGGAGGCCGGTACGGGCGCGCACTGGAGCAGATTCTCGCCCTGGAGAACGACCCCTCGCCCGACTGGCAGAAGCTGATGCGCGCTCTCGCTATCGCCAAGGCGGCCGTTGACGGAGTGGACGTTCGATGATTACCGAGGCCGGACACCAGAAGAGGCGCGACGATGGGAGGTAAGCCCCGCACGGGGCCGACCGTGCCCTGGCCGCGGCTACCCTGCGACTGCCACGCCGTTGCCTGGCGAGCGGCGTGGCTTGGGGGCTGCCCCGTTCACGTCTGCAACGCCTGCGGTCGAATCAGGCGCGAGGAGCTGGGGCGCTGGTGGAACGACTAAACCCGCCGCAAAAACCGCCCTCGCCGCCACCATGTGAGCCCGCTCGTCTCTAGCCCCACCGCGCCGGCTTCGGTCGGATGTCGTAGTGAGTGAACGTCGCGTATCGCCCAACCCCGCCGTTGCGCATCCGCCCTTCCCGAACCAGGCGCAGGATAGTCGCGTGGACCTTCCGGGCCGGCACTCCGCGCACCACGATGTCGGCAGCCCTGGCGTAGAGGTGCTGGCTGGTCTTCCCGCCGCCGACGCCCCGGTTGTAGGCCGGGTGCCGGTAGCCGCTGTTGACCTTGATCACCTTGCCCCCGAGCTCGGCCCGGAGCACCTCGAGCTGCTCGGCGAGGCACGTGACCCGGGCCAGCCACCTCGCCGGGACCGGGGTCCCGTCGCGGCAAGAGAACTCGTCCAACCAGAAATGAGGCGTGAGCTTCACAACCGGTCCTTCCCCTCTTTCGTCCTCAGCGCCCGGACCATGCACGATGCGCAGATCATCACGACGCTGACCTGGATCCGGGTCAAAGCCGGCGCGCCACACAGGCGGTGGTGCCGGCTCTCGCCCTGCCAGTGGCGCCGGGTGCCATCGACGAGATGCCACGTCTGCCACTCCCCGTCCGTGACCGGCAGCCAACGCGAGCCCTCGGGCGGGCCCAGGGTGACGACGGTTAGGGTCAACCGAACGCCCCGTGTCGATTTGTTTGATTTACGGGTTGACGGCGCCGCGGAGATGCCTTAGATTGAGAGTCATGAACACGACGCAGACCACCGGAACCCAGCACCTCATCGCCCGCGCCGCCAAGGACAGCCGCGTCGCCGGACTCCTCCAGGACGTCTACCGCTACGGCCGGCGCGGGGACTACGTGCTCCAGGAGCAGGCCCTCAAGACCCTGGACGACTACTGCCAGGGAGATTTCTCGGCTCGCGACGCGGCCGCCGCCGCCGAGAGCCAGGAGAGCAGGATCGCGAGGGCGAAGGAGCTGCGCGGCGAGCTGGCTGACGCCGCTGCGGAGCTCTACGGCGAATGAGCCCCCGCGGAGGCCCACGCCCCGGCGCCGGTCGCAAGCGGCGCCGGGTGCGGCTCCAAGCCTACGTCGAGCCCGAGCTAGCCGAAGCCGTGGAGCGCGCCGCCGATGATGCCTGCCTCGAGATCCAGGACTGGCTGCGGCGGGCGCTGAGCCGGGCGGTCGAGTAGCGGTCACCCGAACACCTCCGACCGCTCCAGCCGCTCCATCGCCGCCACGTACTCGATCACGAGCCGGGCGACATCGAACCGGGGCCCGAGCCGCCACAGCTCATCGTGCGGGAAGCTGGGGAGCTCGGGCCGGTCCATGCGCAGGGTCTGGCGGCTGGTGCTCGTGCGGGACCTCATTCCTCGCCGTCCCGCATCTGAACCGCGCAATGCATGCGGCACGGCTCCGAGATGGTAACGGTGGCCGCCACGAGCCGGCCCGCGATGTACTGGTGCGCGATCCACAGCAGCTGCTGGAACACGGCCCAGCGCCCATCGACGACCTGGTGCCCGGACTCGCGGCTCAAGGCACCCTCGGCTTCTGCTCAGTCAGCCGTGGGACCCGACTCCGGTCGTAGCACTGCCCGACCGCGTGCAGCCCCGCCCTCGGTCCCCAGAACTCGGCCAGCCACTGAGCCCGCTTGCAGGTAGCGAGCGAGTCCGCGCAGAAAGTCACCCACTCACCCGTGTTGGTCACGCCCTGGACGCAGGTCGTCGGCGGCTCGATGTGCGGTGCCGGGGCCAGGGGTGCCGCCTTGGACCCGCACCCGCAAACCAGCACCACCAGCCCCAGGATCAGCCCGAGCAAGCCCGCGATCAAGGTCGCCCGCCCTCCGGGATCGTGGCCGCCGAAGGTCACGGGCTCTCCCTCGACGTCCGCCCTGTCTTGCGGTATGGTGACAGGTAATTCGGCCCTGGTTGCCGAAGGGGGACCGCTCGTATGGGCGGTCGAGCAAGGGCCGGCAGCAATGTCGGCCTTTGTCTTTTGGGGCTGATTAAGGTCACGGGTCCTTGGTCAGCTCGAGGTAGTGGTCGATGATGTCGTCAGCCCGGGACAGTCGCTTCTCGGCGTCGTCGGCGGCCACCTGGAGCAGCCGCATCCCGATCGCTTGCAGCCTTACGCGGTCGCTCGGGACAGTGGCCGAAAGCATCTTGCTCAGCTCCCCGATCTCGTCGGCGGGCGCCATTTGCTCCTCGGGCGTTTTCTCTCTGGTCATCGCGATCTTCTCCGTCTTTGCATGGGCCGTCTCCGGTCCCGGTCAGTTACCTCGCGGTTGAACTCGCTCCAGCAGTTGTGCGGCGCCGGCTGGCGTTCGCGGATCTCCCGGTACAGGTCGATACACGAGAAGGCCCAGTCCACGATCACGAGCGGGTTCATGGCTTCTCCAATTCGCGCCGCTCCCCGGCCTCGTAGCCGGCGATGAGAGCGCGAACCATGTCCTCAGCCATACTGAACTCCCTGGCCAGGGTCGCGAGATCGTCCCCGGCCCGGTACTGATCGGTCAGTGCTGCGGCGAGGGACAAGCCGACCACCCGCGGCGTGGTGAGGTATCGGGTCATCGTCGCTCCCTCTCGCAGGACTTCTCCGCGCTCTGGTCCCCGCTCTCGGCCGAGTCGGCGGCGCTGCGGGGGCACGTTCGGCCGCCACCGCATGCGGATAGGAGTAGGAGGGTGACGACAAGGCGGGTCACTGGTCCGCCGCGACCTCTGCCTTCGTCCGGCGACACATGCGGCACTTTGTGATCGTGAACGCGCCCTTGTCGGTAGCGACCTCCTCGACGGACGTGAAGTCGTGGGGCTCGGGGTCGCGGTGCAGTGTCGGGCTCGGGGACAGATTCGTGCCGCACTCGGAACACCCTCGGCATCGACGCGGCGGCATAGATCCCATCGACTCCTCGCGCCCGCACTTGCATCGGTAGTACATCATCGGCATCCCTCCTATTCGGTTTCGGTTTCGGTCACGGCAACGGCCTCGGTCTCAACTACCCACGCTCCGCCTCCTCATCCGCCATCGCCGCGCCCGCGCCCTGGAGGGCGCAGATCAGGGGCCACCACTTCTGCCAGCTCGCGGGACAGACCCGTCCGGCAGTGCATCGGTGGCGAGGGATCCGGCCCCGGCGGGGTAGCCGGACTGCGACCCGGGTGCCGCACGCTGGGAACGGAACGAGACGCTTCACGGCGTCGCCCTCGGCAGCGGTTCCGGTCGCGATCCCGACGCCCGCTCGATGCGCATCAGGGACCGCTGGATCCACCGCACGTTGGTCTTGATTTCGACATCGACTCGCTCCAGCTTCTCGACCCGGTCCCGGAGCGACGGCACCTCAGCGGTCACGGGTACGGCCGCTTCAACGGCCTTGACCCGGTCCCGGATCGGTTTGATCTGGCTAAGGGCACGGTCGTGGTCCCGGAGCGCATCCCTGGCGTCGAAGACGACCCAGGACGCCCCGGCGAAAAGGCCCGCGGTCATGATGACGAGCACGGCTTTGGCCCCGTGGCGGATGAGCCAGTGGTTCCGGAGCTGCACCGGGTCGGCGACGGGCGCGGGGATGGAAGCGGTCCCGGCTCGGAGGCCGTTGGGGGTTCCGGGGTTGGTCTTGGCGCGGGACATCAGAAACGGTGCCTCCATCCGACCCCGACCTCGTAATGGAGCCCGGACCACGCGCCCCAGCCCAGCGCGGCCATGGCCTCGGCAAACAGGGCGTCCTTCTTGCTGATCCGGTGCTCGTACGCAGCCGACACGCCCGCCAGCCCGCTCGCAAAGTCGCCGCGGAGGATGGCCCCGACATCGAGACGGCCCCGGCCCACGGGCACCATCTCGACGCGATCGAGCCCGCGCGTCAGCTTCTCCAGATCGATCGTCAGGTCAGGCGTAGCCGGCCGTTCGGTGGTACCGGTTACGCCTCCGAAGGGTCTTTGGCCACCGCGGCTTTGGCGGCGGCGAGGACGGCCTCTTTGCCGTTGTCGGCGATGCCCTGGCCGACGATATACGCGGCGATCAGGAGGAGGATCTCGAGGACGCTCTCCTCGGGGATGAGCACCCCGGCCTTGGCCAGGCCCCAGACGACGGCGCCGGCGAGGAGGGCCAGGGCTTTCTTGCTAGTGAGGAAGGTCTTGAGCAGGTCTTTGACGATGTCCATGGTTGCCTCCTGGTTACGAGAAGAAATCGCGAAGGATCCGGCGCTCGGTGGCGGTGAGTGCGTAGCCGTCCCATGCAGCGGCGAAGGCGACAACGGTCCCGGGCTCGACGTTGTTCGCGCCGGCGCCGATGGCGAGCGCTGTGGTGGCCGTGATGTCCGAGACCGCGACCGTCCCGTCCACGTCCTCGCCCAGTCCAGTGCGGAGGGCTAAGCCTGCGCTCCACGACCACGACAACTGATACGGAGACCAGCGCCCGCCATGGTCGGCTTCCACGGTCGCGACGTCGGACGGGGTGCCGCCGTCTATGGTCGCCCGCGCGGTCGCGGTCGGGTTCCCGTTGGAGTAGATGGCCCATCCGGGGAAGGCCCCCGAGCCGTCGCGCTTACCCATGAGTTGCCGATTGGTGGCGGTGTGAGCGGGCGGCCTCGCGACGATGAGCGCGCTCACGTCCGTTGCGGTGCCGCCGTCCATGAACGTTGTCGAGGCCACGGCCAGGGCGGTGGTCGCCGTGGTCAGCGTGATGCCGGGCCCGAACGGGGTCGCCACGCCGCGGGTCACGGTCCCGGCCGCCACCGCGAAATCGTTCGACCCGATCCGGTCCGCGAAGTCGCCGGTCGCCTCGTCGAAGATCCAGAGCCCGTCCGGCGCCGTCACCGCGGGCAGGGCCGCTGCGAACTCGTCGGCCGTGGACGGGACCCAGCGCGCGTTGAGTCCGGGGATTAGGCCGGCGCGCATCCCCATTTGCATCCCGGGGCGCATTCTATTCCTTTGCCCAAAAATGCACCGACAGATCCCCGTTGGCCGTGATCGGAAGCTTGAGCCGGAGCCGGCGCACGCTGACCGCCGAGATCGTGATCATCTCCGAGGCCGCAGCGGATCCCGCCGGACCCGTGAACGCGATCTCGGAGGCAGTGACCCAGTCAGCGGTCTCGTCGTACGCCTTCGCGTGCGCGTGGTCGAAGTTCGTCACTTGCACGACGCCCGTCCCGTTGATGCTGATGGTCCCGTCGTACCAGCGCAAAAAGATCGACACGTACGTCGCATCCTCGACGGGGATCTCGACGTAGTGATTCGGGCCCCCGTCCTGACTGGATCCGTCCCATCCCGTCGTGGTGGTCACCGCGGTCTTGCCCTCCTGATCCTTGTGCGGCAGCGCCAGGGGCTCGTCGGTCGCCTGCGCTCCGTAGATGGTCAGCGGCTTGTACTTCGGACAGATAGCACCCATATCGATCTCCTATCCGGCCCGTTCCTGGCCCGGGGTAAATTCCGGCTTGCTCTGCGACCCGAGCGCGCCGAACGACGGCTCCGGCATCGGCGCTTGAGTCCCGCCCGCGCTCATCTCCTCATTGGCGAAGTGCCCCTGAAGCACCGCCATCACGTTCGGCTCCATCGCCGGATCGACCGGGACCCCGAACAGGATCCCGAGCATGAGCCGCCGCTCGTACGGAAGCTCCTCACGCAGCTGTGGCAGACGCTCCTGAAGGTCGGCCTGCACCTGGCCATAGAGCTCCGGGTACACCTCGCGCAGGGCCTCGGCATCCTCCGGCGTCATGGTCCCGTCCCCGGCCCGTTCCAGGACCCCGATCGGATCCTCGGTGGCCTGGGCGTATCGAGCGAACGCGGCGATCTCGAAGTGTGACGGCTCCCAGCGATTGGGTCCTGTCGGCATCCCGAGCCCGGGCTCGAGCGGCAGTTTGCTCGCGAGAAACTCCAGGCGCCGGACCGCGGCCGTCTCCATCTGGTCAGCCAGGATCGGGTCCATCGCCGCCACCGGTGCGAGACGGTCCGCGATCTGGGCCCGAGCCTGGCGCGACATCTGCGGACCGGCCGGGGTGCCGATCGTGTGCGCGCGAATCTCCGCGGCCCGGCGCTTGTACGCGGTGGCCGCCGAGCTCGAGCCCTTTACCTCTTCCCGCTCGGGGCCGTAGCGGAGCGCGTCCAGGGCCTTGACCGTGATGATGGGCGTGGCCGGGGTGACGCGCCGGGTGACGCTCACGACGCCGTCCAGGGCCTGGGCAAGGCGCTCAGCTGCTTCCCCCGCCGCCTTCCCGGCTCGGCGAAAGACCAGGTCCCCGATCTTGTCGGCAGCGAAGGCGGCGGCGGGAACCGCGGCGGCACCGAGACCGAGCGCGGAACCCACCCCCATCGCGCCACCGAACACCGATCCCTTGAGCATTTTTTGGCCGAAGCCCTCGGCCTTGGCGGGGGCGCGCCCGGCTTCGATGGAGGCGACGATCTTGGCCTGGAGTGCCTCGTTGCGCGTGAGCAGCTCCTGGGCCGCCGCACCCGAGGATGCGCGCATCTCCGAGAGGGCTCCGCGCTCGAGGGCGTCGGCGAATTCGAGAGCGTCGGTAGGATCGAGGGCCAGCGCCTTCCCGGCCTTGCGATCGAGCCGCTTCCCCGCCCATGTCCCGTACCGGCGCGGCGCGGTCTTGTCGAGCGTGGACAGCTTGACCGACTCGGCACCGTCCTCGACGGCCTTGCGGATCTGGCCGGCAATGGCGGTGTCCTCGGTGGCGAGCCGGGCCATGCCGTCGTCCACCCTGGGCAGTGCGTCCCGGAGCGCCTTCGCCTCGCGCCGGAGCGGGTCCAGGGCGCGGCGGCCCTGACTCTCCGCGAGACCGATCGGCTCGTCGGCGAGGTTGCGCAGTCGCGTGCCGGCCTTGCTGAACACCGCGGTCTCGCCACCGGCATCGACAGCGTGGAAGGCCGCGCTCCGAGCACTCGAGTAGTCCGTCACCTCGCGCGCGATGGCCTGGCCGGCGCCATCGAGGCTGTCCGGCAGCTTGCCCACGGTCCGGGACCGGAGCGCGCTCGAAGCCTTGGCGAGCCCCTTCTCGAGAGCCTTCCCGGCCAGCCCACCAGCTACCCCGGCGCCGGCCCCGTACAGCATGTGGCTCGAGAGCGTGGACGCGATCCGCTCGGCGTTGATGGGCTCGTCGGACAGGGCCAGTTCCGAGACGCCCTCGCCGGCGCCGAATAGGACGCCCTCGGCAGCGCCACGGGCGACGGTGGATCCGGGACCGCGCCCGCCCGCGAATGCCTGCGCGGCCCGGGTTGCAAGACCGGCCGGGGTTGCGGCGGCGGCACGGGCACCGAGGCCAGCCCCACCGGTAGCCAGAGCGGCCGTGGCCGCCCCACCAATCTCCCCGGCCAGTGACCAGCCGTGCCTTTGCTCTCGAATGGCGCCGACTTCGCCCTCTACCCCGAGGGCGCGCGCGGCCAGGTCCGAGGTGCCCAGGCTCGCCCCACGAAGCGCACCGAGGCCAAGAGCTGCCGCACCGTAGCCCACGCCCGAGTAAGCCTCCTCGAGACGCTCCCCGCGCTCACGCTCGGCCGTCTCGACGTCGGTCTCGATGCCCTTGCCGGCGGCGGCTGCGGCACCTGCTCGCTCGGCGCTGTCGGTCGTCGCCGTCCCGAACATGCCGGTGGTGACGACCTCCTGGCCCTCCTCGATCTGGAGCCCGGCCTGCTCGGCCTGCGGGATGTCCTCGTCCTTGACCAGGACGCGGTTGCCGTCCTTATCTCGTGCCCAAACGCTCATTTGCCACCTCCGGGCAGCTTTCCGCGGACCTCGTCGTCAAAGAGCGGGCGGTCCTTGCGGTCCTCTCTCGCCTGCTGGACGGCCTGGGCGGTGGACTGGCGCGCGGCCTCGGTTTCCTTCCGGTATTCGGGCAGGTCCTCAACACCGTAGCCGGGCCCTCGCACGGTCGCGCCTGGGGTCTCGAGCACCTGCGCGCCGGCAATGAGGCCGGCCCTCACCGATTCGTCGAGCCCCTCCTTGTCGGCCGCGGACCGTAGCTCGGCGGCACCCTGCTCGGCCGACATCTCTCCGGCCTCGACGGCCTCTAGGATCGTGGTCGGCAGCCGCGAGATCTCGTCCCCGCGCTCCTCCGGGGTCTTGTCCCGGGACGCTCCGGTCGCCGGGTCGTACACCTTCGGAGTCGTCGCCTTCTCGACCTCGTCCTTGGCGGTTGGCGGCACCGGTTTTGCCGGCAGTCCGAGGCGCAGATCGCTACGGCCGGTGATCGTCTCGAGTTCCTGATCTAGTGAGGCTAGGGTGTCGTCGTAATAGCCGTCTAGGAGTGCCCGGGTGGACCCCATGCTCTGCCACAGCTTCTGTGGGTCGCGCGGGATCCGCTTCCCCTGGAACTCGATGTCGCCCTCGGTGATGGTTCCGCCCATCGACTTCGCCTCGATGAGGATCTGACCAATCGCCAGCTGCTCGGCGCGCTTCCGATCGGCGTCGGAGAGTTCTCCGAGCTTCCATGCACGCCGGATCCCGCCGATCTTCTGCAACTCAGTGAGCATCCGGTGCGCGCTCTTGGTCGAGCGAATCTTGTTCTTGAGATCCTCTCGCGCCTGGCGGTCCTTGATCTTGATCGGCACGGCATTGCCCTGTGCGTCCTGGAGCCCGTGCAGGGTGTCGCCACTGATCTCGACGACTGCCTCACCCGCGGTGCCCTTGTCTCCCTTGCCCTTGCCGCCCCCGGTCCCGATCTTCGCCGTCTCGCGCTGCATCTTGGCGATCTGCGCGTTCTTGTACCGGCTCTCCAGATCGAACTCGGCCAACTCCTTCGCCCGCTTGTACTGATCATCCGCGGCCTGGGCCTGCCCCTTCGCCAGGGCCTGATCGATCCCGCGCATGGAGTCGGCGATGCGCATGGCCTGGGTTCCCTGCGGATCGAACTGCTGGTACTTGGCCATCGCCGCTTCCCGCAACGTCAGGAGCTGCGCCTGCTTCTCGGCGGCGGCGGCCTGCTGCATGTCCCCGGTCCGGCGGTACACCTGGCCGAGCACGCTCATTTGCTCGGCACGGCTCGCGCGACCGGCGGCGATGTTTTGGATCTGGGCCTGGATGTGTCGGTCGGCCTCGCGCTCGAACCGCTCCATCGCCATGTTGCGCCCGCCGCGGTACACCGACAGCGACCCGTCGATGGCGGCCGCGGCGATCCCGGCCAGCTTCTCGCCCCAGGACAGCGACTTGCGCCAGGCCGAGGGGTCCACCTCCTTGGGGGCGGCTTCGGCTGCGGCCTGGATCTCGGCGAGCTTCTCGTCGGCCTCGACGATGCGCGCGTCGATGGCCGCCTGTCGCTCCCTGGCGTCGATCTCGATCTCGGACTTGCCCGCGTCGTACACGGCCCGGGCTGCGTCCACCTTGGCCTGCTCGCGGCGGTCGGCCTCCATCGCGTACGTGTACGGGTCCAGCTCGCGAAGGAGCTGGGCCTCGCGCTCGGGGTCCTCGATGGCGTCGAATGCTTGCGCCCGTTCGTCGCCCGGCATCCCGGTGATCTGCTCGGTGATGGACGGCGACGGGACCGCGAACTCGCGCCCCATCTGGTCCTCGATCGATAGCGGCTGCGCGCTGATGATGGCGCCGGAGCCTCCGGTGTCGGACTCCACAAACTGCGGGCGCTCGAGCAGGTCCGCGGGCGCGTACGGCTCGGGTGCGGGTCCGGTGGGGCCGCCGAACGCGGCTTCGAGTTCGGCATCGGTGACGAGGTCCGGGGGAAGCTGCTCGGGCGGAACCTGGGCCGGCGCCAACGCGTGAGGCACGACCAACTCCGGTGGCGCCCACGGGTCCTCGACCGGGACCGGCTCAGCGTCCCACTCAGCCGGCCACCACTGTTCCTCGCCCGCCACTCAGCCCCCCTTCATTTTCTTCTCGCGCTCGAGCTCCTCGATGCGCCGGTTGAGGTCCGCGGTGGCGGCGGCGATGGCCCCGGTCAGCTTGCCGCCGTCGATCGTCTTGCCCTGCGGCGTGTCGGAGACCATCGAGGCACCCTCTGGGGTCCGCTCGAGGTCCTGGGCCATGATGCCGACGTGTCGCCCGGCGCCATGCTGGGCCGGATCCCGGTAGCGGTATGCGGCCGGCTGGAGGGACGTGAGCAGTCGGCGAACGCTGCCGGACCCGTCATCGATGGCGGTCTTGGCGCGAACGTCGGAGAAAAACGCGCCGGCCGCGCCGATCGCGCTGCTGAGCATGCCGGCTTTCCGCTCCCCGCTAGTCGGCGTCTGCGTCATGGCGTCGAACCGGTTGCCGCGCTGCTGCTCGATCTGGCCGAATGCGTCGAGAGCCTGGCCGCGCCCGCCGAGCGTCGCCTGGAGGTCCTGGCCGCGAAGGCCGGTGAGCCCCTGCGCCGCCGCCTGGCGCTCGGCGATTCCAGCCATGGCCTGCTGGCCGGACAGGCCCGCGCCCATGTTGGCCGAGTTCATGGCCGCGGTCCGAGCCGCCATGGCCTGGTTTCCGCCGCGTGCGCCGGCCGCCATCGACTGCTGGGCGGCGAGGTTCTGACCGAGCCCTTGGCGTAGCTGCTCGGCAGAGAGCGACTGCTCGCCGCTCATCTGGCGTTGCAGCTGCCCGCGCAGTGCCGCGTCATCGAGGAACCGCTGCTCGCTGGCGTTGGCGAACTTGCCCGCCTGGCCACCGACATAGGACATAGACCCGGTCGGGTCCACCTGGCGGAACTCGTTATCGGCGCGGCTCTTGGTCAACTCGCCGAACTGCTCTTTAGCCTGGTCGAGAGCACTCCGGCCCTTCTCTCCCCAGTCGGTGCTCTCGCCGTAGCCGGCCCTCTTGCCGGTGCGGTGCTCGCGGACGCTGCCCGGCTCGCGTTGCCAATCCCGGCTCTTGTCAATCTCCGTCCCTCGCCACGGCATCATGCACTCCTTGTCTGGGCCATTCGCCGGAGCCCGGTCTTGAAGCCGAGCTCAAAGCCGATCCCGGTCAGTCGCAGCGCCTCACCATCCGGGGGCGCCTCGAAGCCGACCGCCTGCGTGGTGAGCCGGACTCGGACCGCCTGCACCTTCTGGCGCTTGAACGGGTGCCGGATCTGCTCCGGGGCCCCGGCGATCTGCTTCGTCGGCGTCCAGACCCGGTCATCAACCACGGTCTCGTCGTAGTCGTAGGACACGCGGATCCGTAGGTCGTGCGCGCTCCGCCACTCACCGAGCGGGGACATGCGCCGGGCCCGTCCGTAGCGGGTCAGGCCGCCGAACTTGACCCAGGCGGTCTCGACGTCCATCGCGTAGTCCACGCCGTCGTAGTCGTCGCGCTCGGTGAAGACCCCGTCCGCGGTGGCGTAGACGTACCGGCCCTGCCACAGGACCGCGCTTACGGCGCCCTCGATGCTCCAGGTGGACCACTGGCCGAGCTTGGTGCTGTAGACCAGACACCGCTCCGTGGTCATGCATCGGATCTCGTGGCGGGACTCGACCACGGACACGGACACGATCTCGTCGCCGTCGAAGTCCTCGACGGGTCCGCCGATGTACTGCACCCCGCCCCCGAGCGTGAGCAGGTGCCAGCCCTTCGACCCGTGGAAAACGATCCCGTCCGAGGTCACGCCGATGGCCTCCTGCGACTGCGCGCCAACGTCCACGGAGATGGTTCGGGGAGGGCCGAAGTTCTGGCCGGCTCCGAGGTTGTCGAAGCCCTCGCCGGGTAGGGCGTAGATGGCGCTCTCGCAGAACGCGATCAGGGTCTCGTTGAGAACGGCGAGGGCGGTGACGGGGCCGCCCGATGCGGGGAGCGTGATCCTGTTCCCGTCGTGGAAGCTGGCCACGCGGCCGTCTTGGCGGATCTTGCTGTAGCGGATCTGGTGCGGCTCGTTCGCGATGCCCGCCAAAAAGATGCGGTCGGTGCCGGCAACGATGATGGAGGCGGACGCGGGCGGTAGATCCTCGAGCTCCACGCCGGGGGGTAGGATCTGCTCGCGCGACTGGATATCTTCGTCGGACAGAGCATCAACGAAAGAGACGGTCTCCGCGGTCGGATCGTTGTCGATGTACCGGTTGTCGCCGGTGTCGTTGGTCGGGTCCGCGTCGCTAACCCGGTAGAGAGGCGCTCCCACCGGCGGATTCTCGAGCGTGCGCCACACCTCGATCCGGGCATCTGAGCGGTCGCCTTGCTTACGCGTGACCGGTAGCGGTCGCGAAAACAGAGTCGCATCAACCCCGGATCCGGGGCTCGCAACCGGCCCGGCCTCGGCGCGCGCCAGCGACGTACTGCGCTCCATCTCTTGCGCGGCGTTCTCCCACGCCAGGGTCTGGAGCCAGCTGTGGACCCCGCCCTCCATGTCCCCCGAATCCGCGGACCCGAGGGTAATGGCAAGCCGCCACAGGTAGAGCAGAAAACCAACCTCGGCCAGCCCCTCGCCGTCGTATTGCATGGGGACGCCGCCCGAGACGTACAGGGTACGGCCCAGTTCGGCACTGCCCCGCGCGTCGTCGGAATCCAGGGCCAGGACAACCTCGCGCGGGGACCGGGCGGCGTAGGACGTCGAGCCCGCCTCGCCCGTGAGGAGGCGCCTCTCGAGCCCCGTCCACCCGTATCGCGAGCCACCGAGGTCCTGGACGGTCCCCAGGTGACCGTCCAGGAGGCCGAAGCCACCGGCAACGTCTTGCACCGCCCGCGCGATTACCTCGCCGTCGTCGCGAAACAGGAAATAGGCGTGCTGCACGCCAACGAGAGCGTTGTTATCGGCGACGGTGTCACCCGCGAAGGCGCCCCAGAGATACACGCGATCGCCATGGGCGAATGCATGGGAGGCCACGCCGATGCGGTGGACCAGGTCGGTTGAGGTGCCGCTTGAGTCGCCGTCTGTCTCCGCCCAGCCCACTTCGGTGACGAAGTCACTGATGCCGCTCGTTTGACCGGAGCTCCAGAATGCAAAGCAGCGATACTCGCCCCCCGTCTCGGGGGTCGCCTTGAACGCGGCGGTGATCTGGTCGTCCGCTGTCTCGATCGTCCCGAGTGCCATGTTGACGTCGTCCGTCGCGGTCAGTCCCGCGTCGAACAGATCGCCTTCGACGTCGGTCCCATCGACGCGCACCACCATCACGTCCGCGTCCGGCGAAACGGCGATCGCAATAACCCCGTCGCACGTCCGCGCCTCCAGCTGCTTTGCGACCGTTCCAGCGGCGTTCACGGTGCCGATGCGGTAGGAAGTGGACGTGTCCTGCTGCGCCGCAAAGTACGCGGTGTCGCCGCTCACGGCCACGTCGTAGGGCCCCGCGGCGGCGGTATCGACGCTGGACTGGTCCGAGGTGTTGGCGATGTCGTGCGGGTCGATGGCGGAGGCGAACAGCTCCCCGCCGGACGTTTCGTATACGAACGCAAAGACCACCGTATCCCCGGCCACCAGTCGAGGGCGGGCCTTCCCGTCCTCGGTCCACGCGGTCGGCCCGTACACCACCGCGCCCGTCTCCACGTCCAACGCCGCAATCTTGAGCGCGTCCGGAGCCGACGGGTCGCTGCCCTCGGTCCACATGTAGATCGCGATCCCGTCCAGCTCGGCGCGGTCGCAGAAGCTCTGCTCGGCCGTGGACCCGAACAGCGACCGCTCCGTCACCGAGGCGGCCAGGTGCTCGCCCCGCTCCTGCCACTCGTTCAGGCTCGGGCTCCAGCTGTAGAGCTTCGTGTCCGTGAACGCGAGAAGCTCGTCCCGGTACGTGGCCAGGCGGCGGATGTTCGTGAGCGTCGTCGGCAGCGGCTCGTACGGGTGCCGGAGATGGAGCCCGCCGCGCTTGTCGAAGGCGACGTTCTCCGCGCGGGACAGGCCCG